GAACCCCCCAAAAGACCATCTACATTTAGCCGTTAGTTAGGATATCTTTTTTTATTCTTAATTGTTCTAACATTTTTTCTGAATTACCTTTTATGTTAAAGTAATTCTTTAAGGGTGTAATTTTCCAATTTCTATGAGGTTTAATACCCTTATTGTACAGGCTCAAATCTCGAATAGATACAATTAAATTGTACCACCCTAAGTTATAATTTCTTTTTTTATTATTCTCGCTCTGTAAGTCGATTATAAATTGACAATCTCTGTTCATTATTTATTCTCCTGTTTTATTGATTAAAAAAATTAGTGGAATGCGAGGTATCGACCCCCGACAGATTATCTGTGAATTAATCACTAAGCCTTAGCTACATCTATCTTCCATATACATTCCATACTGATAACTGAACATACAGATTCTAATGTCCATAATATTTAATATTCTAGCAGATTCGCTACTTCTACCTTAACCATTCATTGACTACCCCTCGCACATTCCTTGTCATCATTACGATAACTGCTACCCTCTACAACTTCCAACATTGATAACTTGATACTCCAACCTGTTAATAGATACTGACTAAGTCCTTTATGTGACTGATACAGATTGTTTCATTGGTGTTACGATGATGGGTGTTTCCAATGGTCTATTCTCGGCGATGGTTAACTAATCAGTTGTCAACCTCAAATCTATTGTATGGGCTGACCCTCTGTTACCACCTATTTCAAAAATCATTCAATCGTTCATTTGATTGATGGGATAACTTCGTACACTTGGCGAATGCAAAGCAAGTACTCATTTAATTATTTTTAAGTAGTGATATAAAATTAACAGGCAATACCTCTTCCCCCCGACAGATTACCAAGCACTCCCTACACCAATAAATAAATGGTTCACCATCTAAATCTGAATAAGTATACTCAATCAGATAGTTATCACTGCAATTGGTACAGGATACTTTGAATGGTGTATTGGGGTGTTCTTGGTTTAGAATAAATCTCATATTTAAACTCCTTAATTAATTACTAAAATAGTAGTGAGTCATCTTAAAATTGTATCCCGTAGTCATAACAACAACTATAATAACTATCCTGTTTCATCCTGTTAGACTCGACTCACAATAAACGCCCTCACTACCAACTAAATCTATTGGTTCAAATCCTGTGCCATTATGATTGTCAGAGGGTAAGCGTAATATCATAGCATTAAATAAAGTAACTATTGTTACTAATAAAGTAACTTTGGTTACCATCCCGACAGATTCCCGACCCCCGACAGTACCACATTCTTTACCAATACCTATATACACCAAGACTATTTATTACAGGCTTAGATAGGTAGGTGGATAGGTAGGTGGATAGGTTGGTGGTGTGTTGGTTGTGGCTAATCAGATTAAGTATTATAATAGGTTGATAGCATACGAATATTTAGTGGTGCATTATATAGGTGTAGGATTAAGGCATAGCAGACCCCTAGCAGATAGCATTGGTGGTAGGTTGTAGATATCAGCATCAATCATAACCTGTGGAAAAAAACGGAAAATAACGGAATTATATGTACGGAAACCCTTTGCATGGGGGTGTATGTTTCTATTTTAGCCAAGCATTAAAATCCCACAATTTTTACAGTTTAGTATTGCAACATATAGTTATATTACCCTATGCGACAATATACTATAAAAGGCAAAGTGCACTCAATCTATGAGCCGGGGGATGACCTCCCGGACCACATATCTCCCCGTAAGGATTGGCAGGATGCACGAGTCGGGGACTGGGTGGTTGCAGATGACGATTGTATTATTCAAGTACTCAGACGGGGTAAACTTGGTAGACATAAGACTGTTGGGACATGTACAGGAACATACTGCAAGGCAATTGATACTGTAAGGAAGGCTAATATTTATAATCTTAGTGGTAAGAGAGCAGACACAACAATACATACTCGGAAGACCTGTACAAAGAGAGAAGAGTTGTTTGCTTTACGGGTTTCAAAAGGTCAAGACCGAGTAGAAGCCTACCTTGATGTTTTCCCGGCAAAGAGCAAAGCATATGCAAAGAAACAGTCTGCTATTTTATTAACAACAGAAAGGGTGGATACTTTAGTGAACGAGAAGTTACAGAATACATTTGATACTTTAGGGGTAGATTTAAAATATTTAATTAATACTGCTAAAGAGATAACAGATAATGCTAAGAATGATTCAGACCGGATAAGAAGTTTAAATATGCTGTGGGATGCATTTGGTGTTATAGAAAAACAGAGGGTAACTAATGTTACGGGGATTTTTCAAGGTATTAGCAATGAACAGCTTGAAGCAGCCCAAAGACCGGAGTTAGTAGAAAATGTATGATGATATACTACTAGCAGATGGATTTAATGATGCATTGCTGGGTATTTCTTCTAAGAACATTGCAATCTATGATGTAGATAAGTGTATTACAATACTTGAGAAACAAGGTATGAGTCAAGACGATGCAGTTGAATACTTTTATTTTAATGTAGAAGGTTCATATGTCGGCGAACAAACACCTATATGGATACATACAGATAAAGCTAAAGATATATTACTTGAGGAAAGCCCAAAAAGCAAATTAAGAATTTATAAGGCAGAAGCGTGAGAGATTACAAAGATGAATATTCAAAGTTCCAATCCTCTCCTTCTTCAATTAAAAAAAGAACAGAATTAAACCGTATAAACCATGAGAAGGGAACTTATGGTAATGGAGATAACTTAGATGTCTCTCATGTAAACGGTGGTGTTAAATTAGAACCAGAGTCCACTAATCGTGGCAGAAAGGAAAAATCTCGTATGAAAGGCAGTAAAAGAAAGATGAAAAAAGGTGGTAAGCCATCTGATGTAGAATTAGCAGCTGATGCTGGAAGAGTGATGGGCAAAGCCCCTAAGGTTAAACCAAAACCAACTGTTTTTAAGGAAAAAGCTATACATGACCAACCTGTTGAAGACCGAGTTAAACAGTTAAAAAAGAAACATAGTAAACCAGCACCTCTTACTGAAGGTCAGAAAATTTTAAAAGCAATAGGAAGTATCCCTACGATAGGACCTACTATAAAAATTGCAAAGCATCTTAAGAAATCTTACGATGAAGGAACACCTATATTTAAAGATGGTGGTAAGGCTAAAAAAGAGTATTGGGATAAGGCTTTTAAAAAAAGTGGTTCTCATTATAAAGAACCGACAGGCAAAGAAGTTCAAACTGCAGCTAATTTAGGGATTAATGTAGATGAATTAAGAAAACTTCAATCACAGAGTCCACATAGAACAAGATATGAGCAAAAAATTGCCAAAGGTGGATATGACAAAACTGGTCCTGTTAAAAAAACCAGATATAAAAGTAAGATAAAATATGCTCCTGGTGGACAATTATCAAATCTAAAGAAGAGAGAAGATGAGTCTTTAGATATGGCAGAGAAGATGGCTAAAGGCATTACAGAAGATACAGTCCCTAAAGTCGGTGCTAAAGGTAAACCTTTATTTGATATAAGAAATATTGTAGGGAAGACTCAAGCAGCTAAAGAAGACCGTGAAAGAAGAGAAAGTTTAGATAATAAACCCGTTTATTCTGGTCAAAAAAAATATGATGCTGACGGAAATGTTATTTCAAGCACATCAACTAATAAAGTTGTAGAACCTAAAAAAGAAGTTAAAACTAAAGTAGAACCTAAAAAAGAAGTTAAAACTAAAGTAGAACCTAAAGTAGAACCTGAACCTCCTAAGAGCTCAAGAGACCTTGCAAAAACAATTAAAGGTGATGACCCGGAATCTGTAAAGAAGTATCAAGTATCTGCAATGGGAATGAAAGAAGGTGATGCCGGATTTGGAACTCTTGGACCAAAGACTTTAAAATCTCTACGAAAGACTCAAGGTAAACAAGTTGATAAGCCGGGAACTAAAAAGTTCGTAGCTCCTCCTAAGATTGAAAGAACAGAAACAAAGTTTAGAAAAAGAGTGGAACTTGGTACAGAAGCAGATAAGAAAAGACAGGAAGAAAAGGGAATTAAGAAAGTAGAAGTTAAAACAGTTAAGGAAAAAAGACCAAAATCTGACAATGAACGAAGACAACTTAAAATGATGATGAAAAAGCATCCGGATAGATTAGATGCTAAGACTAAAAAATATGCTTTTGAACAATATGGTATAAAAGAGAAAAAGAAAAAAGAACCAGAAGTTGATATAGAGGCTAAATATAGAGAAAAGAAGTTTAAAGAAAAGCATGGAAAAGATGCAGTTGTTGATTTTCCATTAGGAAAAGCAGTTAAAAAAGGTGTCGGTAAAGTTAAAAAAGGTGTTGAAAAAGTTAAAGGTATATTTAGGAAAAAAGGTTATTTCGACCCGGCAACAGGTAAAAAATATAAATCTAAAGAAGTATTTCAAAAGCAAGCATATGAAGCAAAACAGGCTAAGAAATCTGTAAAACTTAAAAGCGAAAGAGAAGAAAGAAAAGCAGATATAGCTAAATCCAAAGCAGCATATCAAGAAAAGATGCGAAAGAAATATGGTCTTAAATATCAAGAAGGTGGTATGCTTTCAGGACCTTCTCATAAAAAAGGTGGTATAGCTGCTAATGTAGGAAACCAACCTATTGAGATGGAAGGTGGAGAATATGTTATTAAAAAATCCTCTGCTAAAAAGCTTGGTGATGATGTACTTAACTATCTTAATGAAACAGGTAAAGTTCCACAGTTTATGGCAGGTGGTTATACTAAAAAAATGTATAAAGATGGTGGTATGCTTGAAGGTGAAGCTTTAGAGATGGGTGGTAAACTTCAAGATAATAGAGCTGGATTTACTCCTGTATATGAACATGGTGGCTGTGTAACGGTATCAGGAGAGGCTAGTGCTGGCGATGTAGCACATACTCATACACACTCTGGCTATAAGGCAGGTGAGTAACTATAATACACAAAATGTAGCTAAAGCTGAAGAGGCTTTACTTTTAGCTTCTCGTGACTTAATTGCTTTCGGGAAGTTGTTTTTACCAGACGATTTTAACCGTTCAGATACTCCTTGGTTTCATTATAAGATGGCAGATAAGATGACTGAAAGAGATGGCAAGAATTATAAATATAATAATCTTGCTATTATTCTACCAAGAGGACATGGAAAAACAGTATTGACTAAGGCAGATATTCTGAGGAGTTTTTGTTTTGCACGAGAACCTCTATTTTATGGCTGGGTATCTGCGACTCAAAAGCTTGCGACTGGCAATATGGATTATATTAAAACTCATATTGAACTGAATGATATGATAAGATACTACTTTGGAGATTTAAAAGGTAAAAAATGGACAGAGCAGGATATTGAATTTTCTAACGGTTGCAAGCTTATTTCTAAATCAAATATATCTGGTATTCGTGGTGGAGCTAAACTTCACAAAAGATATGACCTTATTATTCTTGATGATTTTGAGGATGAAAATAATACGCTAACTGCTGATAGTCGCTCTAAGAATGCAAATATGGTAACTGCAGTTGTACATCCGGCATTAGAACCTGACGGTGGTAGGCTTCGTATTAACGGTACTCCTGTACACTTTGATTCTTTTATAAATAATCTTATTGTTAATTCGGAAAGAGCTAAAAAAAATAAAGAAGATTTTAGCTGGGAAGTTTTAATGTATAAAGCAATTCAGCCGAATGGACAACCTTTATGGCATAGTTGGTTTCCATTATCTAAGCTTGAAGAAAAGAAGAAGTTTTATGCTGATTCTGGACAGGCAAATAAATTTTATCAAGAATATATGATGGAAGTTCAGTCTGAGGAAGATTCTATTTTTAATATGAGGCATATAAACTATTGGGATGGAACTTTTAAACATGATGAAGATACTGGAATGAACTATATTGTGGTTGATGGACAGGAAAGACCAGTTAATACATATATGGGAGTAGACCCGGCAACAGATTCAGAAAGAAGGGAAAGTGATTTTAGTGTTATAATTGTTATAGCAATAGATGAGGATTCTAATATTTATGTTTTAGATTATATTCGTAAAAGAAGTTTACCTGTTCTTGCTATACCGGGTGAGGATAAAAAAGGAATAGTAGATTATATATTTGAACAGAACTCTGTATTTAAGCCCCGTTTAAGTGTCATAGAGGATACAACAATGTCAAGACCAGTATTCCAATCTATTATATCAGAGATGAGGCGTAGAAACGATTTTACCGTAAAAGTTAAGCAGGAAAAACCCGGCACAAGAATGTCAAAAAGAGACCGTATCCAAGAAATCCTTGCACAAAGGATGGCTATTGGTGCAGTAAAAATTAAAAAAACACATTACGACTTACAACATGAGATTATAACTTTTGGTCCACGGATGGCACATGATGATACAATAGATGCATTAGCTTATTCAGTTAAGTATTCTATACCCCCGACAGGACTTGAAACACATAAAGGTATTCATAGAAAGGTCGTACAAATGCCTAAAAATTGGGTGATTGCATAATGGATAAAAGAGCAACTAAGATAGAACATCTATTTAATAAGTTAAATGGAAATACTCGCAAAGAATGGGAATATAAAAATCAAGAAGGGCATAATTTCTATCTTGATAATCAACTCTCACGAGATGAAGAAATAGCTTTAAAAAATCAAGGAATGCCTACATTTACAATAAATCGAATAATTCCTGTTGTAGAAATGTTAAACTACTATGTTACAGAAAAAGACCCTAAGTGGCAAGCTGTAGCAACAGAAGGTAGTGATTCAAAAGTAGCAGCTATACATTCAGATATGGCAGACTATATATGGTACAATAGTAAAGGTTCAGCTGTTTATAATCAAATAGTAACTGATTGCTTAACTAAAAGTATCGGATATTTTCGTGTCCGGGTAGATGCAAATGCTGACCATGGAATGGGAGAAGTAGTATTTGACTCTATAGAGCCTTTTGATGTGTATCCAGACCCTAAGTCGAGAGATTTACTCTTTAGGGATGCTGGTTATATTTTAATATATAAGCAAGTACTTCGTAGTCATCTTCTCAATGACTTACCAGAGTTCTCTGCAAAATTAAAAAAGGCATCCGGACAAGGTTTATATAATGTATCAGGGCAGGAAAAATCAGACGGTAATGATTTTCAATATAATGATATAAGTGAATCTTGGAAATCTGACGGGGAGAGAGATGATATTCTTTCTTACTATGAGATGTATGAAAAGGTTAAAGTCGCTTATAGAAATGTCTTTTATAAAATGCAACCAACTCAAGAAGAAATAGATGCTATAACACAGCAAATAGACCAAGATATGCAATCTTTTATTGCAGAATCTCAAGTTAAGCTTGAAGAGACTATTATGGCTATTGGTAAGAATCTTGAAGATGGTGTTATAATACAAAGCAGGCATGACTTAGAAGTTCAAAAAGCACAGCAAGAAGCAGAACAGCAATTACAACAAGAAAGACAGAATCGTATTAGTTCTGCAATGGAAGAAGCTGGTAAGGTTGAACAAACTGTAGTATCTGAAAAAGAATTTAAAATCCTTATGAAAGGTGAACTTAAAAATAATCTCGTAGAGGCTATTAAGTTTTATGATAATAAAGTTAAGGTAACTGTATGTGTAGGTGGTGAGTTTTTATATGAGCGTTATTTGCCGGGGACAGAATATCCGATAATACCTGTACACTACAAGTATACTGGTACTCCATACCCTATGAGTGTTGTTTCTCCACTAGTAGGAAAGCAAAAAGAATTAAATAAAGCACATCAACTTATGATTCATAATGCATCATTAGGTTCTTCTTTAAGGTGGATAGCTTATGATGGTTCTATAGATAAAGACCATTGGGAAAAGTTTGCTACTGCTCCGGGTGCAATACTTCCTGTTAATCACGGATATGACCCTCCAACAGCTGTTCAACCAGCTCCTATATCTACAGCTTTTGCTAATATAGTAGATAGGGGTAAAATGGATATTGAGCATCTAGCTGGTATATATTCTTCTATGCAGGGAGACACCTCGTCACAACCAGAAACATATAGAGGTTTGCTTGCTAATGATGAGTATGGAACAAGAAGAGTAAAAGCATGGATTACAAACTCTATACACCCTGCTTTACAACAATTCGGTTTAGTTGTAAGAGATTATGCTCAAGCTACTTATAAAATTAATAAAGTATTTAGAATCGTACAGCCAAATGCAATTGCACAGCAAGATGAATATAAAGATGTTGAAATAAACAAAATGCTTTATAATGATTATGGCAAGGAAATTGGAATGTATAATGATTATGCAAGTGCTAAGTTTGATGTAAGAGTTGTTCCGGGTACAGGACTTCCTGTTAATAGATGGGCTTATCTTGGAGAACTTAAAGAACTTCTTCAGCTTGGTGTTGTTGATGATATGGCAGTACTTGCCGAGACAGACATTAGAGATAAGGAAAAAATTGCCCAAAGGAAGTCTATGTATTCTCAACTTCAAGGTCGGGTACAAGGTTTAGAGAAAGAAATTAAAAGTCTTAATGGAGATAATGAAACTCTCAGAAGACAAGTTATACAGGCTGGTATTAAAGATGCTAAACGGTCTGTTGAACATGATATGCGAAAGAATTTATTAGATTCAAGTACAAAACTTAAATCCCAAGTTGCTGAAGAAAAGGTTCGGCAAATGGGGATAACTAAGGAAATGGATGGTGTTCTTAAAGACCAACAAAAAGAAATGAGAGCACAAAAAACAAATAACTTGCAGGCTACAACTAAATAAGGATAATTTTAGTCTGCTGTAAACCTATAGAAAGGCAATCATGCAAGAAAACATACAGGACAACTCAGAACAAGATTTAACAGTCGAAAACTCTGACCCCGGTGATTTTTTTAATGAGTTAGAGCAACAGGTGAACGGCTCTATCGTAGATGAGGTTATCACAGATGTGGTAGCTGAACAAGCTCAACCATTGGCAACTCTCCAAGGAGACCCCAAACAACAAGCAGAGCAACCTGACATATGGGAGTCAGAAGAAAACCCATATAAGAAGCGTTATTCAGATTCATCAACTGAAGGAAAGAGACTTTCAGAAATCGTTAAAGATAATGAAAAATACTCGGAACTTATTGGTGTGATGAAGGATGACCCCGGTGCAGCTCAGGCTGTACTAAACCATCTTTCTGGGAAAGAGAAGGCTAACGAAGCTTCTAATCCAAGAGAGTTATTTGGACTTGAGAAAGAGTTCGTTTTTGACATGGATGATGCATTGGATGACCCTAAGTCTCAATCTGCTTCGGTTATGAA